TGCTTTAATGATGTTTTTAAGACCATTCACAGACCCTGTCACAGTGGCTAATATAAATTTTAAAATGATGAATATGAACACACCAGATGCCACAGCACCTGCTATTGGAAATCCTACTTCTGATACAAATTGTAAAAAGTTCATAATAATATATGTATTTATAGGCACAAATACACCATCAATTAAAAGATTGACAACCAAAAATAGACCTGCTATACTATGAATACCTGCTTTATATTTGCTTTCTAATCGGTAAATAGTAAAAAGTAGGGCAAGACTATGAAAAAACGTACCAGAAGCATACTAGATGAATTAAGAAACATTGGCAGAGTCAATGACGCTGAAGCCTTCATAGAAACAACAGGCTCAAACATCATCGAAAGTGCTGTTAATCTGTTGAACACAATAGCAGAGAATTACCCAGAAGAACAAGCACAGGAGTTGGAAAGACGTTTTTTAAACAGTATTCGTAACAAGGAAGCCAAGAAGTTTCAAGTTGGCATTAAAAAAATAATTGAAAGTAAAAAGACAAATGAAGATTCTTAAAGAGGGTGGCAATGTATTCAAAGATCCTAATGGACAAATAGCCACAACTAGAATTAATCAAGCAGATGTGTCTCCCACACTTGCCTGGTTAGAAAAAATTACAGGACTAGATTTACAAAACAACACATTAGGTACCACTGGTAAAGCACCCACTTCAGGAGATTTAGATGTTGCTATTGATCAATCCAAAGTTACTAAAGATCAATTGGCAGACAAATTGAATCAGTGGGCAATACAAAACAAACAAGATCCTAAACTGTGGGTTAAGAAGAGCGGGATCAGTGTTCACTTTAAAACTCCTATCAGAGGCAGTGCCAAGAATGGTTACGTACAAACAGATTTAATGTTTGGTGATCCGGAATGGATGAAGTGGAGTTTACAAGGTGGCGAACCTGGATCAGAATACAAAGGTGCAGACAGACACGTGATGATGGCTTCCATAGCGAAACCACTTGGATACAAATGGAGTCACAAAGCAGGACTACTCAACAGAGACACCAATGAACCAGTGACTAAAGATCCTAACAAGATAGCAGAATTATTGTTGGGCAAAGGAGCAACTGCCAATGACCTTAACACTGTGGAAACAATTCACGCAAAAATTAAAAGCAGATCAGACTATGATACTTTGATGGCAGATGTAAAAGATTCATTTGCCAAGATGGGTAAAAAATTGCCTGAGAATATGAATGATCCTATTGGCTGGTACAGAAGATTACTTAACAAAATAAAAATATGAGATTAGTAGAATTTAAAGAAGTGGACAAAAAGAATGTCGCACTGAAAGAATCAAGAATACAACACGCAGAAGATTTAATCTTCTGGGAAGGTTCCAAAGGAGCCATAAGAGCCATTGAACAATTACAATCATTAAGCAAAAGCACACAGTCACTTACAATCAAGTGGGATGGTTCTCCTGCTGTGGTGTTTGGTAGAAATCCTAATGGTGAATTTATTTTTACAGACAAGTCTGGATTTGTTGCTAAAGGTTATGATGGTAGAGCAACTAACCCTGAAGATTTAAAAGGTGTCATAATGGGCAGAGGCAAAGACGCTACCAAAAAGAAATCACAATCTCAATATGCTTCTAAAATGGCTTCAGTGTTTAACACAATGGCAGAAGCAGTGCCTGAAAACTTTCAAGGATATTTTGTAGGAGATATGTTATACTTTGCTACACCTAAAAAATCAGGAAACAGTTTAGTATTCAAACCTAATGTTGTACAATACAATGTAGATGCCAACAGCGAAATAGGACAAAAGATTGCCAACAGTAAAGTTGGAGTTGTTGTACATCACACATTGACTGAAGATGGTAAAATATTGCCCATTAAAGATTTAGATATGGTCCAAGGTTCTGTGTTGGCAATTCCACCTACAACAATTAATAAAAAACAACCTACACAAGTTAAAGGATTAGATCAATTGAAATCACTTGTTAATAACAGTGGAGCAGACATAGACAAACTGTTGAACAAAAACAAAATAGCACAAATGAAGTTGACTGATCTGCCAAACATATTATACACTTACACCAACAGCAAAGTTGATACAGGATTGAAAAGATTAGGTGATGATTTTTTAAGATGGTTGGCGGCAAGTGCTGTGAGCCAGCCTAAAAGAATTAAAATTAAAGAATATGTAACAGCAAACATAAACGCATTCAGCAAACTGTGGAATTTGGTTGGCGGAATAATGACAGTGAAAGATTCAATCATCAATCAATTGGATTCAGCACAGGGCGATATCACAGCAACAATCAATGGCAAACCGGGCGGAGAAGGCTATGTACTAGGGTCTCCTGAAGGCAATATGAAATTGGTGAAACGTTCTGGATTCACTAGAGCCAACAGAGCGATAAATAGATAAGGAGAACACAATGAAAGCAAAAGAATTTATTAAAGAGTTTAAAGACATAGATCCAGCAGATGATCCAAATGCGGGAATGGATAAAGAATTCAAGCAGGATTCTATATTCAATCAATTAGGCAAAATACTGGACAGTCGAGGCAATCCAAATCCATTGGACACAGTAACAACAGATGATGGCAAAAAATTCAAAGTATCAATGAATCAAGCCACAGTGTTGAGAAGATTGTTAACTGCACCTAGTGTTAAACCTCAGGTCAAAGCACAGTTCACAAAAGATCTTCAACAAAGTCAAACCATTGAAAAGTTTTTACAAGCAAAAGATATGGTAGAATTATTTGTGTCAACATATGGAATCGATAAAGCAGAACCTAGCAACTACTAATCAATTGGACTTTTTAAGTTCATTGTTTGAAGCACGTATGACTCGTGATTCAAGGGATCAAAAAGTCCTTACATATACAGATTGTACAGAAAGATTGTATCTTACACTGTTGATACTTCAACTGTTGAATCAATATCCTACATACAGACAAATAGCCACAAGATATGCTAGGGAAACCAAGCATTCAAATTATGATAGATTCAGAATGTATTCCACAGATTTATACAACTTTGTGTATTTTGTCACAGGTGACGAAGAAGCAATCAATAAATTAAAAGATCCAAAAAGTGCTATGGAAATGAGAAACAAAAGCAGTTTTCCTACAATGGCGTTCAACAGATACCTTGGTGCTCTACAACAAGGACTAATAGCACCCAGTATCATGCAGGTGTTTTTGGGCATTGAAACTGGTTTAAAGATAAGAAACGCAGACTACAAATCAATAAGAAGAAGTTTATTTCAATTCAACACCCTATCAGTCCGTGACAAACAAAATTTAGTTACAAGACTACTTCATGCCGCAAGAGCCAAATTGAGAAGTTCAGACAGCATAGAACACCTGGAAAAATTAGCCGCTGATAGGAATTTAGAAACAGGAAGAGTCAATGATGCTGAACCTAAAGTGAGTGTGCCAGATGTAAGTGTACAAGGTAGAGACCTAGCATTGTATAGATATCTAGTGGGAGGCAAAAATCTAGTGGCTGTAAAACGTTTCATAGACTCTGCTCTTTCAGGCAAGTCAATACCATCTTCAATAGTAGGTGCCTATCTACCAGCAATACAATTAATAAATGATATAGTAACAGCAGGCCCGGCTTTTGTGAGTGTGCTTAAAGCATTACAATCTAGAGCCAAAAAGACCCGAAAATAATATAGTAGCACACATATTTTACCAAAACCTACTAAATAATTGCATATACACTTCGGAGCGAAGTGTGTCATTTAACGATAAAAAGGAGAAAAAAAATGGCAACAAGAACAAACCCAGCAATAGCAAAAAACGGTAATGGTTTAGGTCCAAGAACTAGAATCATCAACCTTGCTAAAACAAACATGACTGAAGACGAACTAAATGCGGCTTTAAAATTTTTAGCGGCAGGTGGTACAGCAGGAACTGACGATGCTCACACAGTAGCAGGCGTTACTTGTTTAACTGAAGACGGTGTTTTCACATCAGGAACAACTGACAACGTACAAGTAGCAATCCAAGGCACAGGTGCTTTCACAGCCGGTGCTGACTTTGGTATTGGTTCTACAGGCGTAACTTCAAGTTTACTTGCAGACTTCAATCAACAATAATTTTATTAATTAATACAATTAATATTGTTATTAAAAATACGGAAAAGAGCGTTCAGGAAACTGGACGCTCTTTTTTTACGACATATAAGTAAATGTGCTAGGAACAACAGCACATGAGATACAAAATATTATCACTACTGGACAT